GAGCCGCTTCTGGTGCTGGAGTCGGTTCTACTGGTGCAGCCTCTGCAACTGGTTTAGGGTCAGCTGTCATTGATGTTGCTGTACCATTAGTTGATGATTTGTTCGGATCACCAGTACGTGCAGCCATTCCGCTTGGACGGAAATAATTGCTCCAACGATCTGGATCATACGCTTCACCATCTACTGATGCTTCAAACATCTCTTGCATAATTTTAACTTCGATTTCACCTGGCTTCTTAGGAAGGAAGTCATTAAGATTAAACAGTCCATGTGTATTAACTGCATTCATCTCGGCATCACTTAATGGACGCTCTCTACGTGCCCAATTACTTGTGCCGTAGTCAGCATATCCGCCTTTTGAAGTTTTATTAAGACGGAAGTCTACACCAGCAGTATAATCTGTTGGTAATTCTTCCATATCAGGATCCATAAGTGCCTGCTTAATAATTTGGAAAATTTGTGGACCAATAATAAAGCGTCTGATTGGATTTTCAGGTGCCTCATCATCTGCCAGTGGATTATCTGTTACAAATCCTTGGAAGATATATGAACGTTTCTTCCAATATTTACGACCCATGTCTTCTAGACTTGGATCTTTAAACCAACCACGTACTTCCTGTAGAATGCCACAGGATTCGCCGTACATTTCCATACATGGTACTTGTACCTGTACTGGACGTGAACTTGTGTCACCTTTTACTCCACTAAATGGAAGTTTGATCATCAAACGTTCTTTCCAAAAGAACGTATTATCCTGATCGCTGTCAGGTAAAAAACGCATCGTTGCCGACTCGCCTTCTTTGATGTTCCAGAATGGGTAGATTGGGTTTGGACCTTGTGGTCCTCGGTTTCCGCCAGTATTGGCTTCTTGCTCTTTAAGTTTAGCTCTAATTTCTGCTAATGATGCCATAGTTTTGCCTCCTATATGTTATGCCTATGTGCTTTGTGCCTATTTGTTTGTAGCACAGTTTATATTATATACTGGTTTACAAACAATGTCAAGTCTTTTTTTAAAGAAAAAACATAAAAACTTATAGTAGGACTTATAGTCCTGCTAATTTCATTAATCTATCGCCTAGTTCTCTTATTTCTTGAGCCTCTGTTTTCTTTTCAGCTTTGCTGTATTTGTCTTTTAATGCGCCAAGTTCTTGTTGACTTGCACCTTCACGACCTGCTTTTGCTGCTTTGTCCATGTATTCTTTACCGTGCTTTTTAACACCTGTGTAATATTGTAAGCCTGATCCTTCACCAATTTCTTCATCTTGCTCGATTGTAGGCTCCATTACAGTGCCTTCTGGTTCTTCGTCTATCATTGGTTCTTGTACAGGTTGTGCATACTGTTCAAAAGTTGCTTGTATTCGCTCAATAAATTGTTTTGCTGGCTCAATATACTGTTCACCGTAATCTTTTTCAATTGCTGTTAATACTGCTGTTTCGCCTTTTGGAAATGTTCCTTGCTCTCTGTCAAACAACGATAGTACAAATTCACTTACTGGAATTTGTTGATCTTTTTCAAGTGTAATCTCATCACCGTCTGGCCCATCAATTTTGTCGCCTTTTTTCTTGCCATTCATTTTGGCTTTCTTTACAGCGTGTGCATATGCATTGCCTTCTGTTTCATCTTCGTTCATTTTGTTCTTTTCGTGACAGTCACAATGCTCGCAATCTGGTCCACATTTGCATTCTGTTACAGGTTTACCGCAACACGCTTCTGGACACATTTCTTCTTTTGCTTCTGCAAACTGCCCCATCATGTCTTCAAAACTGTTTTCAATTTCTTCACCGTACTTGTCAAAACTTCCTGGTAAGCCACGAGTTGATCCATCAGGTCCTGATCCCATAAAGTAAGGCATTTGTATAACCATACCAGGTTGTATCATTGCTGGATCTGTAATATCTGGATTTTCATCCATAATTGCTTGTAGTGCGTCATCTCTTCCATGACCTTGAAAGTTAGCATTTTTAAATTTCATATAGATGCTGTATAGTGTATCGCCAGGTGCAACTTTATATGTTTCTGCCGGTGCGCCGACTTCAACATCGTCAATTGGTGCTTCAGTTGCTGTTAATTGGTTAAAGACATCCTTGTATTTTGCATCTTTCCAACTTTTATATGTATCAGCAAAGGGCGAATTTACAATTTCTTTACCTAACAAATCGTAAACATCAGTACCCATATTAATATCTGCTGCTTTAATAATTGGTCTTGCCCATGCTATAAATTGTTTTTTTGCCTTATCATCTAATGATTTTGCCCAAGATTCTACATCTTCGACTACTTGTTGACTTTCACCTAATAAATCATTAGGTTCTATTTGTGTTGCTTTTGTTGCTTCACTTACTAATTTATATATGTAAGGAAATACATCTTTTAATTCTTCGTTAAATTGTCTAATAGTTAATTGGTCTACCCAATTCTCTGCAACATCGCTAGGCACATCTTCCATCATCGGCTTTTCGTATGCGGCAATAGTTTCTGCATAAAACTTTGGCTTTTGTAATGACTCAATAGTTTTTCTAACTGTAGTAATTCTTTCTTTAACAACATCCATATATCCTGACAGGCTTTCTGCCATTACAGCTGAACGACCCATGTAAGATTTAAACTTGCGGAGTTTATTCATCTCTTCACTTAGGCCTACAATATGTGTTCCAAAATCATCAAATGGTTTACCACCTTCAGCAACGTGTCTTGCCATTGCTCTAGCACCAGTTAGGTGTTTGTATGGATATAAAAAGCGTTCGCCGTCTGCACTTTCAATATATATTTTTCCAATATTTCTTGTGCGTGTTTTACCAAGCTCTGGGTTTACACTTTCTGTGTGCTTGATAACTATTCTAGCACTATCTACATTTTGGTAACTAAGTTTATTAGTTCCATACATCTTTGATTCACTCATTGTGTTGTCTCCGCGGTTTGCTGCCAAGAATTCATAATCTCGACGATCTAAATTGGACTTATTAATATTACGTGTATCAAACTTCATTAAACGTTTTTTACTAAACTGTCTAAGTTCTTTTAAAAAATCGTACCAATTTTGTTGTGTTAACTCGTCTTGCTCACCAACAAAATTATCACTATACATAACTTCAATTGCTTCATCAGTTATGCTAACACTAACTTTTCCTAAACTTGTATCACCTTCTTTGTAATCAAAGTCAAAGTAACGAGCATCTTTTGGTACATTTGTTACTTTACCATCTACATTACCTATAGTGACACTAGGAAAACGTCCACGTATCTTATTAAAAAGTTCTTCTGATATTAGATCTAAATTTTTCATTGTATTGTATTTATCAATAGTTGCTGCTTATGAAGATAGGCATTGGTGCTTCGTAGTCATCAATTTCTTCTGCTTGTGTAAATGTATTATAAATTCTCGGATCCCAATCTTTAAGAACTGCCATCATTCTAATAGCAAGTAGTGTTGCACTTATAAGATCATCCGTTTGTCCTAGCTTTGCATTATAACTAGATCCTGTTGCTACATAGTTTTTTAGCTCAGATAAGAAGGGCTTTGAATGGACAGTCATTTTATCGTTTTCAATCATAGTCTTTAATCTACTACATGCTGAAATTTTAGTACCATGTGTAGTATTAAATCCTTTTCTAAACTTACGTACATGTCCTTTGCGTATAGGTTCACTTACAAATAGTCCGGGTATATTTTCTTCACCAAAGTCATTTATAACAAGGAGTGCTGCTTCGCCAATTCCGTTATTTTCTACACTCCAATATAATCCATTTGCATTTCCAGTTTCTTGTTGTATATAATTACAAATATCTGAAAGCACTCTAATTTGTCCAGGAATTGCTGTAGTATTATGTTGCCATTCTGCTACTTGTTCATAACTAGGTAATTCAAAAACTTCAATAGCTGCATTATCTCCTCCTGTGCCCATTGACGGATCAAGAGCAACAGCATATGTAAACTCTGATGTAGGCTTTTTATACCAACGTGTTTGCCCCATATTAACCAATGGATTATTGCCTTCCATTGCAGCCAACTTAATAGAATTAATTAATGTTTCATCAAATACTAAAAACTCACAATCATACTCACGTCTAAAACGTTCTTCGCCAATACGGCCTAATTCTTCAACTTTCCATTCGTCGTTTCTATCAGGATGTTCGTTCCAATAACTTCTAAAACTATGAAATCCGTTTGCACCAACTTCTTGCTCATTGCCGTGATCATCAAATTTATCTTCTGCTTGTTTCCAAATAGTAGCAAACGTATCTTCATCTGAGTTAGGTGTGCTAGTAATAATAGCACGACCACCTGTTGCAAGTGTAGGAGATATCGATGTCCAAAAGTCTGTGGCAACATTAGGTTGTACAAATGCAAACTCATCACAGTATAGTAATGATATACTCATACCACGTCCTGTGTTACCTGTTGTAGTAGCACTAACAATACGTGATCCATTTTCAAATTCAATTGATCCTTTGTTATAATTTGTGACACCTGCTCTAATATGATCAGGACATAATTCATATACATATCTAATACGTTGCATAATTTCTTGTGCGCCTGTGTATTTGTGCGCCGCAATAAGAATAGTTTGATCTGGGCTAAACATAGCATACCAACACAAATAAATCGCCGCACAGGTAGTTTTGCCTGTTTGTCTAGGCATCATATTAATGTTAAATCGATGATTGTGATAACTGTGCATCAAACGTAGTTGGTATTCATACGGATCAAATAACAGCTTTCCTTTTACAGGATGCTGTATGTATGCAAACTTACGAGCAAAGTATAAGTACCCGTTTTTTGGATCCATACATTTTTGTAGATCTTCAACTTGTTCGTTTGTAAATGTTTCTTGTTTATTGGCTTTCTTAATTAAGACGCCGTCTAATGATGTACTCATGTAAGTATTTAACCTATTATATCGTCATAGTATCCTGTATCGAACCTAAGATCAAACAACTTGCGTTTGTCTTGTTGTATTAGTACAGGTACAGGTGATGCATTAGGACCATTAGTTGGTTCACTCCATAACCATTCATATGTTCCGTCATCAATTTTTTTGTGTAATTTTTTTAATCGTCTGCGATTATAGTTTGGACAAATGTAAACAATGGCCTGGTTGTTGCCTAGTGGCTCAATCTCTCCAGACCATTGTGTAATTTTTAATTCGCCTTTTTTAAGAGCAGCACCGCTCCAAGGACATACAGGTTTAATGTGTTGGAAATATTCTTCCCAATTAACCTCTTGACTTCTTACCACGACTCTTTTTACCTCTAGAGCCCTCAGTTGTCTTTTTATCCTTGCCACGTGATGCCATTAACTTA